TTATGTGTATCCGTTCTAGAATATTGCTTCTCCACATAATTTACTAAGTTCATCATAACTGTTGTTCTCCTCTTGTTTTACTACTTCTAGTTTAATTACATTACTTCCCTGTTCCTTATGCCACTTGGCTTCTTTCGCGTTCCATCTATACTTACGCAAGACTTCGCCGTCATCATCTACAACTGCATATGTAAAGGGCAGACTCATTTTGTATGTGCCTCTTGTATCCTAACTTCTGTGGTAGTAGTAGGTTCCTTTTTAATATCATCATGTATGATGCCTATATATAGTGCGATATATAGTGCGGTTAACCATGCGATTGTGTCCATTAGAAACTCCTTTGTTCAAAACACTCCAAGTGTGATTTGATATAAAAGTTTGGACGTATCTCCTCATAGAGTTCACCTTGCACACATTTCAAGTTCATACTATATTTCTTTTGCACATGGATAGACTGCATGATAGCCCACATTAAACAACAACCTACAATAAAACCTACCACTACAAACCCTGTGCCTTCGTATTTTTTAGAGTCCATTATTCGCCTCCACTAAACGCTTAGCGTTATATTTTTGCGTGAGTTTAGCTAACCCATGACTATACTTTCTAAACTCTTTCTCTGTCATGAAGTAGGCCAATAGTATTTGGAACGCTTCATGTATATGGTGGTCTTCGGGTTCACGCAAACTAAGGTGCGTTTCATAAGCACGTTTAAGTCCATCACACGTGACTTGTTCTATTTGATCATCATCTAATTCAATTAGCACTTGCATATTTTCTCTCCTCTTGTTTATAAAAAATTAAGTTAGACCATTTCACTACGGGTGATAGTCCAACCCATGACTTCGGTTTACTTATACTTGTATCGTGAAAGTTAGTCGCACCATAACTATAATCAACTTCCAATCGGTGTAATACTTTATACGCTATATCAAAATAGTGTTGTCGTATTACCGAAGGTGGTTTCACTAACCCATACCAACTAAACTGATATGGTCGTTTCATTTCACTACACACATTCTTATGGTTAAAGTCGGCTCGCCTCATTAACACGTAGCCTACTGCAACTTGAGCCTGATGTGGCTCGGTTGCTGACTCCATGTATATGGTCGTGGCGAGACAAAGTAGGGCTTGATCAATCATGTTGACCTCCTATTATTTTGTTTTTACGAGTTTAAATTTAGTCTGTGGATAGACTTAGAATGTGAAAATGCTCACGATGATATTGATTTGTTTCATATTTTTCTCCTTTGATTAGTCTTCGCAACTGCCATTGATACAGGCTTTGTTGTTTAAGATTTCTTCTTCAAGCGATGCAAGGGCATCTTGTTTCTCAATGTCAAGGGCTTTGGCATTGAGTTCTGCATACATATCTTTAGTATACGGCTCATACCTTACCATCAAACCTGCGTCATGACAAGCATTTATATAGTCATCAAATAAAAACCTTGACACACTATCCGAGTTAATACTTAAAACGATTGTGATCTTATTACTCATTTAGTTCTCCTTTGTTTAAAAATTCACTGCCTTTATTAGTTAGTTCTACACGCCAAGCATCTATGTATCTATTTTTTTCTGCTGCATTTATATAACCCCTATCCAAAGCATAATTAAAATAGTTATGTTGGTCGTCACTTAAAGGATTAATTTCATAAGTTTCTGTCAGCATCCACTCAGCCATATACTTTTCCATGACATCACGATACATAAGTATGTGATACCACCTACCTATTTCGTTAACTTTGTGGTCGTCTGACATAATACTTCCTCTCGGCAAGCGATACATCTTCACATTTTAAACAGTCAATACACGCGTGATCAATCAGTAAGTCTACATAGTGTCTCTCTTTATATAAACATTGACGGAAAAAGTCTAACTCATGCCTTGCCCAATCAATTAACCTGCGTTCTGTTTCATAAGGCTTGGTCGGTGCTATCTGTTTATACATTTGCCTCCACTCGCTATCACTCCAATCTTTCATGATGCTTGTCACTTTGTAACTTTTTAGTTGGTTTGTGACATACTCCTTGACTTGTTTAATGTTCATAGTGATACCCATACTAAGTATGCGACTACTGCCCAAAAGCCTGCCGTTACCACACCCCAAAAGATAACTTCACGTCTTTCTTCACCGAAATAACTTTCCACTCCCAATGATTTACGGATAGCACGTTCTTCTGCACGTCTTTCAATATCAAAGATCGTTGCCTTGCGGTGAATACGTTTTTTAGCTTTTCTTCTCATAACTTGATAGTCATGGTTAGCTTCGTTAATTTTGTTTCTAATTGTTATGTTCTGTTCCATTATTTTTCCTCTCTATTGTCTTTATCAAACCACACGCATAGACACCATCCTAATAGCGTAGCTGCACAACCACCTAACAAATACATGTCAAAAATACTAAACATTGTTCTCTCCTCATGTCACAAAGTCATACGTTAATGAAAAAGTGACGTCAATACAGACCCGATAAAACTTAGATAAATATCAACGTAACTCAATCATTATAGCATAAGGAATGGACTATGTCAACTAAGTTAACGTTGTTTTTAGCGCTCATTACTATCAAGTTTTCGGTTTCGGTGAAGGTGGTTTTGATTATTTTTTAATCAGTTGTTAAGTATGTCTTTCTCTTTTTACGGTCATAATTGTTCTCTTTTTGAGATCATATGTTCTCATTTATGATACGTTATGAAATCACTCCGTTAACTTCGTGGTTTACAAGTGCCTCTTTTTTAATCAATGGTTGACTTTGTCAACGTAATTTTATCAAGTGGTTGATTTCATTAGCTTTGTTAACTTTGTTGGCTTACATTGTCAGCCATAAAATTACGTAATAAGTCCTTGATTATATTCAATAATTACGTAAATGTTGACAATGTCTAATGTATCATGACGCGCTAAGTCATTGATTATTCAGTAATATTACATTATTACGTTAAAAAGGCACTATGCGCGTCTGGCGAGAGAGGACAGAAAAAATAAAAAACAGGCTAGCCACGAAGTTAAAATTTTTCAAACTGGGAAGACATATCAAAAACCACGTTATAATGTAATTTTATAAAAACTATATATATAACAAGGACTTGCCTTTTTTTAATCAGTTTTGTAAGTCATTGATTTTGCAGTAATAATACGTCCTATTGACAAAGTTAACCGAGTTAACTCATTGATTATATTATTTAATTACGTAGTCACGTTATAATACCCCAAAGTCACGTAATTTTATAACACGCATAAACATGTAGCCACGAAGTTAACTTAGTTGAACTCACTCACTCACCCTCACCTTCTATTACGGTCATACATTTGTATGACGTGGCCACAAAGCGCCACAAAATTCGGACGAAAAAAAAGGCCCGAATGAATTTAATCACTCGGGCCTTAAGAGTTAACTTAGTTAACTTCGTGTTATTGCTTAGATTGTTTTTCTACAATCTCAAAGTTTTCTTTTACATAAACTAGGGTCGCTAGGCTTTGCGCGTCCATGCCTTGAACCCAATCTTTTAAAGTTTTTCTAAGTTTAGTTATGCCTTTGCTTTCGGCCTTAGCGTTCGCGCTTGCTTCTAACTTAGCGCGCTTCTCAATCTCGGCTTGGATTTTCAAGGCACGTTTTAGGCTTTGCGCGTCCCCGTTTTTAGCTAACTGAGTTTTCTCGGCCTTGAGGGTTGCGACTGGCATGTCAGCAAACTCAGCGCGGGCTTTCGCGTTAGCTTCGGCGGTTCGGCTTTTTGCTTTCGGCTTTTCAAGTCCAAAGGCGGTGGCCATTGTTTTTCTAACTTCGGTTAGTAGGTTCTGAGCTGATTCAACGCTGATTTTTCTACGCGCCACTATCTCGCGTTCGGCATAATTAAACTGAGCCGTCCAATCTTCAAACGTTGGCATAGTTCCGAGTGATGACGCTAACATCTCGGCCGTCATGTAAACCGCTTCCGCCTTTTTAATCCCCGCGTCATACGCACTAATCGCGCTTGTCACAATCTCATTTAATTGTGATTTTGTGACGTCACTAAGTATAACTTCTTTTACTGATACGTCTCGGCCATTAGTTAATGACGCTTTTACTACTGATTTAATTAAGTTCTTTTTCATGATAATAGTTCCTTATAAAGTTAAAGTAATATCAACCCATAACGCGATTGATAACAGCATTATAGCATGAATAGCTGACAAAGTCAACTTTTTGACCCCTACCTCCCCCCCATGACCACATTTTGAAATAGGAGTCCCACACATCTATAAACAGTGAACTTTGCATAAACGATATGATATTATTTAAAAATGGGTGGATTCGGTTAAGTCGACTTCAGAGGATATAGTAAGTTTGGGATTTTTTGACTTTCTACCAAGCATGCAACAACTATCAAATCTGCGGACCCACCCCCTATCAAAAGAAAAGGGGCAATCAAAAAAATTTTTATAAAAAATTTAAAAAAAACGGGTTAGATTGCTTTAGGATCGAAGTTGTATAGTTCGGAGTAGACGTCTTTGATGCGGAGGAACTTAGGACCATGCTCATGGAAATCATCATCACCTCTTACATATAAGGCTAAATGCACCATCTCATGGAGAAGGGTTTGAAATATAGTAGTAAAGTAACCACAAGAACCAGAACTTATTTGAATTTCCATCTCATGTTCATCAAAACATCCATAGATAGTAGGGTCTTTAATAACTTTAAATCTAACTTTAGAAGATTTAGGCATTGGAAGGGTGTTGAATGGCGCCATTTGGCATGCCATGTTGTAAAGTATCTCTAAATTCTTAGAAGTAAGAGTAGTTTTCATAACCCATTGTACCAAAAAAGCACTTGATTAATATAACAATTTACTATATATTGGCCGCAATAGCTGCAAATAAATTTCTAGGATGTAAACAGCGACATTTTATGGCATTAAAGATCATACCAGAAACAAATAAACCCCTGCCTGACGACTTTGAGTCGGAAGAACCTACAACATTTGATAAAAAAGTTAAGGTTGCAGCTGCAACAGCTAAAGTTCTAGTAGAAGGAGGGGCGGATATACCTGTTTCATCACAAGAAAAGCAAGAAGCTGCTGAAATATTCAAAGAATTTACAAATCCTGACTCAGAAGCTAAAGCAAATGCATCAATTACTAAAGCTTTACAAGTTCCGGCTACAGTTCAGCATCTATTTATGATGTTGTCGGACTATGATCATCAAGTTGTACAAGAAGCCGTCCAGTTGAGACGGTTTGTTACTAATAAACTTATAGAAGATGCAGGATTATCAGACCCACGTCACAGATTAAAAGCACTAGAACTATTAGGTAAGATAAGTGATGTAGGTTTATTCTCAGAGAAGACAGAAATTACAGTTAAGAATTTAAGCCAAGAAGATTTACAAGCACAAATTAAAAATAAACTATTTAAAATTCTTGGTAAGACCGCTGCTATTGATACATCATTTGAAATTATTGATGCAGTTAATGTAACAGAAACAAAAGAATAACATGCCTATTGATATAGCTGGCATCACTGATGCTGATTTAGATACAGCGTTAGCTAATATAGGAGTGTTACCTCCGCATGAACAGCAACAGTTATTAGCTGAATTAAATGAGTTAGAAAAAACTCAAGCTATTGAAAAGCGCCAAGGAACATTTTTAGAATTTATTGATCATGTGTATCCAGGATACAAGGTAGGGAATCATCATCGTAGACTTGCTAAAATATTTGAAGACATCGCTAACGGCGAAAAGAAACGAGTTATTGTTAACATTGCTCCGAGACACGGGAAATCCGAACTCATCTCATATTTGGCACCGGCTTGGTTTTTGGGTAAGTACCCGCACAAGAAGATTATTATGGCATCTCATACAGCTGACCTTGCAGTTAACTTTGGAAGACGCGTTCGTAATCTTGTGGGTAGTGATGCTTATAAAGATGTTTTTCCTGACGTAGAGTTACAAGCAGATAGTAAGTCTGCATCTCGTTGGGGTACTAATCATAATGGAGAATATTTTGCTATTGGTGTTGGTGGTGCCCTCGCTGGTCGTGGGGCTGATTTGTTTATCATTGATGATCCACATTCCGAGCAGGACGCCAAATTGGGACGAGCGGATGTTTTTCTGCCTGCTTGGGAGTGGTTTCAGTCTGGCCCAATTCAACGTCTTATGCCTGGGGGCGCGATCATTGTTGTAATGACTAGGTGGTCTAAGCTAGACTTGACCGGCCAAATAGTTAACCAAATGATAAAGCAAGACGGAGTTGACGATTGGGAAGTCGTTGAATTTCCAGCGATTATTGAAGACAAACAAGGTAACGAAGCTTCACTTTGGCCTGAGTTTTGGCCACTTGAAGAATTACAGGCAAAGAAGGCAGCACTAGATGTACGGTACTGGAATGCTCAATACTTACAGAACCCAGTATCAGAAGAAGGTGCATTAATAAAACGTGAGTGGTGGCAGATATGGGATAACGAAGTGCCACCAAGTTGTGAGTTTACCATCATGTCTCTTGATGCTGCACAAGAAGCTAATACTAGAGCGGATTATAATTCGTTAACTACGTGGGGTGTCTTTTTTAACGAAGAGACCAATAATTATAATATAATACTACTAAATGCTATTAAGGAAAGACTAGAGTTCCCTGAGTTAAAAGAGTTGATGTTACGTGAGTATAAGGAATGGGAACCAGACAGTTTTATTGTAGAAAAGAAATCTAACGGAGCCGCTCTCTATCAAGAAATGAGGAGGATGGGTATTCCGGTAGGGGAATTTACACCTGGAAAAGGTCAAGATAAGATTAGTCGCGTTAACTCCGTGGCAGATCTCTTCAGATCTGGTATAGTGTGGGCTCCTGATAAAAGGTGGGCACACGAATTGATTGAGGAATGTAATGACTTCCCATCAGGTGCAAACGATGACCAAGTGGACTCTACCACTATGGCGTTAATGAGATTTAGACAAGGTGGGTTCATAAGATTACCTAATGATGAACCTGAAGATATACCAGGGTTTAGAAGTTCTAGAAATAAGTTGTATTTAGTTTAAGGATAAACATATGGCAATAGAAAAAGGTTTAAGTCAAGCTCCTCAAGGGCTACAAGAATTAGCAGAAGATCAAAATGCGCTTGCCATTGAGATTGAGAATCCAGACTCTGTCACATTAGATGATGGCAGCATGGAGATTACTATTACTCCAGGTAAAGAAGTTGATGATGAGTTTAATGCCAACTTAGCAGAAGATATGGATGAAGGTCAGTTGACAGAGTTGTCAGGTGATTTGATTGGTGAATACGATGCAGATATTAATTCTAGAAAAGATTGGCTAACTACATATGTTGATGGTCTAGAACTATTAGGTCTTAAAGTAGAAGACAGAACAGAACCATGGCCAGGTGCATGTAACGTGTACCATCCACTCATGACTGAAGCGCTAGTTAAGTTCCAAGCAGAAACTATGATGGAAACTTTTCCAGCTGCAGGTCCAGTCAAAACACAAATTGTTGGTAAACAAACAAAAGATAAAGAAGACGCAGCAGAACGAGTTAAAGATGATATGAACTATCAGTTAACTGACTGTATGCCAGAGTATCGTCCTGAGCATGAAAGAATGTTATGGGGTCTAGGTTTAGCAGGTAATGCGTTCAAGAAAGTTTATTACGATCCGTCGTTAGAACGTCAAGTGTCGATGTATGTTCCGGCAGAAGATATTGTAGTTCCATACGGTGCGTCATCATTAGAAATGGCAGAACGTGTAACTCACGTCATGCGTAAAACTAAGAATGAGTTACGTAAACTTATGGTGGCTGGCTTCTACAAAGATGTAGACTTAGGTGAACCGTTCCTAGATGTAGATGAAGCTGAGAAAAAAATTGCTGAGAAGATGGGCTTCAACCCAACGGAAGATGATCGCTATAAGATTTTAGAAATGCATGTTAATTTGGATCTTGAAAATGGAGATTCAGAAGATGGCATAGCGTTACCATATATTGTAACTATTGAAAAAGGTACAGGTACTATCTTAGCAATAAGACGTAACTGGAACCCAGACGACAAGAAACAATTAAAACGTCAACACTTTGTACATTACGGTTACATTCCAGGCTTTGGCTTTTATTGCTTCGGCTTAATCCATTTGATAGGTGCCTTCGCAAAATCAGGTACTATGATCTTACGTCAACTTGTAGACGCAGGTACTCTATCGAACTTACCAGGTGGTATGAAGTCAAGAGGACTTCGTATCAAAGGTGATGATACTCCGATTGCTCCAGGTGAATGGAGAGACGTAGATGTACCATCAGGTGC